CGCCCGGACCGTTGGCCGTGGTGGTGAGGCCGGCCGCGCGCAGCTGATGCGCCTGGTGCTGGCCGAGCCGGCGCTGAGCGGCCTGGTCGTGGTTGGCCTGCGCGTTGTAGATGTCTGCGAAGAATGAGCGCTTGCTGGCCCGGGTGTAGTGGCCAGGGTCGCGGTCGACCGTGGTTGCGCCACCGATCGGGGTCTCGCCCTCGGTGCCGTCGCCCTCGGCGCTGTCACCCTCGGGGGCGCTGTCGCCGTTGGGCTCGGTGCCGGCCGCGCTGCGGGTTGCGGCCGCGACGTCGCTCGCGAACTTGGCATGCTGAGCGTTGCGGACCTCGATCTCAGTCAGGGTCTCGATCTGTTCGAGGAGGGTCTTGCCCTCCTCGCCCTGGCTCTTGATGAGGTCGCTTTCCTGCGCGGTCAGGTCCCGCTTGTCGGAGACGGCGCGCGTCTGCAAGCCCTCGATCGACTTGCGCAGTTCGTCATACTTCTTGCGCAGTGCGGCAAGATACGGATTCATGGCGGGGTGGCCTACCTCTCGGGTAGAAGGTGATGGATGGAAACACATCACGAACTACCAGGGCGCCAGATCGAGCGAGACCGGGCGGGGGTGCCGGCGCTATGCCGGGGGGCCCGTGGTCGGTACGCCTACCCTTGGGGTGCTGGGGCGGATGTAGGGGTGTTGCTCACTCACTAGCTCACTTGCTCATACACCCCGCAGGCTACGCTGTCTAGGGGGTCGGGCGCAAGGAGATCATCCGCCTCCCGACTACTCAGGCAAGCGCTTACCTGACGGGCATGACCGGACGGACGCGCTCGTATGGAGACGGCTCGGAGAACGCGCGCCGGACATGTAGGCCCACCCGGCCGTAGTTGAACGTGGTGTCGGACGTCGAGATGATGGCCGCCCCGGTCGGTACCGAGATGTTGTCCCGCACCTTGAGGTCCGGCGCGAGCACTGCCGGTAGGCCGACGTAGTTGCCATACAGCGATCGCTTGCACAGCGGGCCTGACAGGGTTCGGTTGCGGTACGCCTGTCCGAACGCCATCACCTCGGCCAGGGCCCGCCGGTTCAGCGTCATCGGGGAGTGAGTCTCGTACGCCAGCAACGGCGCCGGGCCGCGACCCCGGGCGGCCAGCGCGGCGATGGTGTGGCGCATCCTGGCCGTGGTGCGGATATTGCCCATGGCGTCGACCCATTCGAGCAACGGCCCCGCGTGCTCGCTGGTGATCCCGGTCATTGGCTGCATGATGAAGAAATCATCGTTCATCAGTACGAAGTCGTCGGAGATCCCGCGCGCCTCGGCCATCGCCCACCAGGCGCGCCACGTGTTCTCGTGCTTGGCCGCCACTTCTTGCCCCTGCGTGGTCGGGATGTGGAACACCTCGGCCGAGTCGACCCACGCGGGCCTGTGCCCGACGATCCATACCGCGTCATGCGGCAAGTTGACCAGCGACCGCAGCGAGTGCCGCAACTCCTCGTTCCGCTCACCCTCGCGCACAAGATAGACGACGTCCATCACTCATCGCCCCCCGTGCCCGCGCCAGAGCTTTACACCCGACTGGACCAGATGAATTCCCATGATCGCCAGGCCCATGATCACGAGCGCCATGACCGGTCCGGCGACGCTGCGCATCGACACGTCGCGCAGCACCCACGTAAGGAATCCGGCCGCCAGCAACAGCAACAGTCCGGCGGGAATCATGCCGGGGCCGTGAAGGTGTAGGGGTGTGCGTACGGCGGCGTGAAGCCTCGGCCCTCAGGGATCGTCTCCAGCTGCAAATTGGTTTCGTCGGCCATCCAATCCCAGTTGAGCTGCGCCGTCTCGGGTCGCTGGTGGGCGAACGTCGGATCGGCCTGCATGTACGCCTTGGCTCGCTCGACCCTGTTGGACGGCTCAATGTTCTTGAGGTGGTAAAGATTGACCGGCAACACTTCCCGGTAGCGCCGCGTCGACAGTGGGGCCACCCCGGAATGGATCGGCTTGTCCGGGTAGACGGCGTTCGAGCGCAACCAGAACAGACGATGACGCGGCATCTTGTGACCCCATGACCCGTCGACCCGGTACGCGTCCGGGGTCCACATCTCCCGCAGGGGGAACCCGTACACCCCGTATCGGCTGCCCGCCTGGTACGCGGCATGCAGGATCGGCGGCACGGCCTCGGCGGCCCGGTCCTCGATCCGCTCGTCTGGGTCGACGAACAGGGCCCACGTAGCGCCGGCCTTGCGGAGCATCTCGCGCTTGGTCGCGTTCTGCTGACCCTCATGGCCCCACGGCCCAGACTTGGGCACCTGCAGCACGAGCACATCGGCGACCCACGGCGAGAGGTTGGCCACAAGATCATTGACCAGCCAATCGGGTTCTGACCGTTGGGTGGTCACCGCGATCACGCGTGTCTTCACGACTCGACCTCGGCGTGCGTCGCGCGCAGCGCCTTGACGGCCTGGACCTGTTCGGTGAAGCGCGTACCGGTCAGCCAGCGTTGGTACTTGGCCTCGTCCGCCCGCCAGCGTGCCGAGGCGTTGACGCGCTCGTAGCCCTCGTCCTTCTCAGCCTTGCCGTTGGTGTAGTGCACGTGCTCGATCACCACGTCCGGCAAGTAGTTGAGCACTCCAGCCGCGCGCCCCAGCGCCATCACGGCGTTGTCTGCGAACAGGTGCGAGACGAGGCACGGCACGATCCGACCAGTCGCCCGAACGATATCGGTCGTCATCGCCCATGCGGTACAGAGTGCTTCGCCGCGCAGCAAGTCATCGCCGTACACGATGCCCGTACCGACCGCAGTCAGCGCGGCCGCCATGGCGTGATGCCAATGCTTGGACCGAGGTAGATGGTCGTCGTTCAGTACGGCAACCATCCTCGGCGGCTCGGGCTGCGAGATGAGCCAGCGACCCACGCCGTTGATTGCGGCCACCATGCCAGACCCCTCGGGGCCGGACCAGTAGATCTCGCCGTTGCGCCGGAAGGCCCGAAACACCTCAGCCTCGTACGCCTCGGCCTGCGGGTCGGTCGAGTCGAGCGCGTACACGACTCGCACCCCCGCGTTCATCGCGCCCGTAGCGCGCCACGCGGCCGCCGTGCGTGCGACATGCTGGGGCCGGCCCCTGCTGGGTATGACTACCAGCAGGGGCGATTTGGCGGCCGTCACCGCGACTGAGCCGGGGGCGGGAGCAACGGTGGCAGCGCGGCCAGGACGGCCCGAGCACTGTCGAGGTTCGGGGTCGTCTCGATGCGCCGGCCCGCGTACGAGCGTTGCTGCGGGATGGCCGACCCGCCCGCAGCGCCACCGCGTGCGCGCAGTCCGTGCGCCGTAGCGAATTGGCCGTACGCGCCCTTGCCGACGCTGGCCACCTCGTCCAGTCGCGCGGACACGCGTCGAGTGACCTGGCCCTGACTGCTGGCGCGCAACTCGTTCTTGCCCGGCCAGAAGGCGACGCTCAGGTCTGGCAGGATGCCCTCCCGAATCAGTTCGAGAGTCTCGTCACCGATCGGCGTGCGGGCCGCGCGCATCTCGACGTACAGTCCGACCGCATCGTCACGCATCTCGGTGAGGCGACCGATCTGGACGCCGCCCAGCTCGACGTGCTCACGCGAGTACATCACCCGGTTAGCCGCGCGCAGCTGCGCATTGAACGCGCCAGGGATGAATTCCTCGATGAGGTTGTCATCGATCTGCATCGGTACGTTATACGGCACCGCGATGCCGAACACCGTCCGCCCATCGCCAGTCGACCGCACCTCCAGTTCGGGCGTGTAGCAACGGAATTCGATGTGCGCATCTGTCACGGCCGTGGTCATGCTGCCTCACTTCCCGAAGTGGGTACTGCGTCGATGGCCAGGGGCGCGCCGACGGTCGCTGTCGCTTGGATGGGTGGTGGTGGTGGCGGGTCGTCTAGGCCGTCGATCGGCGGGAGATCCTCCAACGCGCGCGCTTCATTCTTCAGCAAGAAGCCAGCATCGATGCCGATCTTGTGGGCCTCGTACCGCGTCTTAGTGTCAGCCCGCAAGCGCGCGTCGAGGTTGGCCTTGGCCCGGGTACCGCGCGGCATGTGCTTTGACAGCTCAGCCTCGAAGCGGGCGATATGCCCGCCCGCGCCCTCGCGCAATACCTCGATCGACGCCTGTTCGATGTTGGTGTAGGTCAGTGTCGAGCCGGCCTGCTGCGCGTTCAGCAGCCGCGCCGGCACCCCGTAGATAAGCGCGATCTCGCCGTTCGTGAATTGACGCGCCTCCATCATTTGCATCTTTTCGGGATCCCAAGCGAGGGGCTCGAACGAGGTCGTGGCATTGAGTACGGCGACGCTGCGGGTACGCTGAGACTCCAGCCACTTGGCCTTAATGGCGGCCGCCTCAATCGCCGTGAGGTCGGGGTTCTCGCTCTTGAGTACCGCCGTGGGTACGCCGTGCGCGGCAATGTCGCTGGCCTGGTCGATCTGCACGTGGGCGAGCGAAAGCGTCTTGAAGTGGTATTCGAGTACGCCCATGCCTCGCACCGCGCCGGGCGCGCACGGCCCCTTGATGTGGATGACGTCCTGGGGACCAAAGGTCAGCTGACCCACCCGGTACTCGATGGCCCCGATAGGGAGCGTGCTCCACATGTTCGGCGTGATGCGGCGAGCAAACACCATGTTGGCCGGCACGGCGTAGGCGGACGTCGGCCAGCCGAGCGCGTTACGCGTGGCTACCAGGCCGATGCCGTTGCCCTCGTGAATGAGGTCAAGGCCCCAGCTGGAGAACGTCGTCATCGCCGTATCTGGCGGGTTCGGTTGTTCGAGTAGTGGAGGCTTGGGGTTGAGCAGTTCGACTGGCTGGTCACCGATGACCCGGTACGCGTCCCACGGCACCGAGCCGAGGATGTCCGACAAGATGGTGGCCGCACGGTGGGCGGCCGGAATGGACATGGCACCCCGGTACGTGTTGCCGGGAAAGTGACCATCCTCGACACCTGCGGTCAGCAACATTTCGAACGTCGAACCAGCGTTACGCGTCTCCTGGTTGGTTCGTTGAGCATGACGGGTGAGTAGGCGACCGAGGCCCATTAGACGTGCCCACCCTCCCGCAGCATCGAAACGGCGATCATGGAGACTCCGCCGATGATCAGGGTAGCAGTCCAACCCCATCCGTGGTATATGCCCGCCAGTGCCACGGCGCCACCGCACGTCTGAATCACATCGTGCTTGCGACTACGCGGACGGGTGCGCACCCACGTTGCGGCCCGCTTGGCCGGCGCGGCTACCCGCGCGAGGGCACTGCCGGTGCGCGTGACGAGGGAGGGGCCGCGCGCTACATCCGTTGCTGCCATTAGAAAACTTCCGATCGTGGTTTCTCGGGTTCGACAACTGGGGGCTCTTGCGTGCTCGCGAACATGGCCGACGCGAGGGCCGGCGTTGAGTCGATTTTCTTGTGGTGCTTGCCCTTCTTGAGGGTCCAGCCGCGTTCACTCGACTCAGGTACCGCCGAGGCGATTTGATCGGAGAAGTCCGGCGCGCCATCGTGTACGAGGATGCGATCCACAATCACCCGATATAGACGCGTATAAGCCAGGATCATGTTGCGGCCCTGCTGGGGCATCCTGAAGACCGGGAGCCCCTCCTTCTCCAGGTCCCCGAGGGTCGGCCACCATGCCTCGTCAGCCGCTACCCACTCGACCGCGTACGTACCGCACACGCCGCGTATGTAGTCGTCGCATTGCGATTGGTCGATCCTCGCACCGGACGGATACCAGATCTTAGCGGCCGCCTGGTACTTGCCGTCCTTGCGCAGCTGGACCACCACCACGGCGGCGCTGTCGCGCGAGAGCGCCATGTCCGCACCGACCCACGTGCGCAGCGAGGGATCAAAGACCGGATCGCCCTTGCACGCGTCCCACGCCCCGATGGGTAGCCAACTCTCATCACTGACGGTCCACCTGTTGAAGTAGTACCGCAGCGCACGGAACAGCGGCATGCCCTTGAACTTGCCAACCAGCGGGGCCACGCGCGCGACGCCAGCCTGCGCGAGGGGGTTGGCCGCCAGGATACCGGCCGCGATCTCATCGTCCACCTCGGACTGTCGCCCCTGCGCGATCATGTCCGGCCACCGCTTCACGTCGAGCTCGTCCGGCGCCAGCATGTACAGGAACATTTCGTGCCTTGCGAAGTCGCCGCTTAGGCCGCGCGAGACGAGCTTGCCTAGCAGGGACGAGAGGTCGAACCCCGCAGTGGTGGTGACCAACACCAAACCGTCTTGGCGCTTGGCCGTACCACCTGAGGCGACGTCGTACGCGTTGGTGCGTATCTCGGTGGTGAACTCGTGCAGCTCGTCGACAAGCAGCGTGGTGGCCTTGGTGCCGTCCACCTTTCGAGGTGTGGCGTGCAGCCTGCGGAACTTGCCGCGCCGGCCTCGCAACGCGATCGTGGCCACCCCGACCTCTGCGGCTGACTTCAGTGGCCCCAGTTCGAACGTGGCTTTGACCTCGTCAAAGATCAGGCCGGACTGCTCGTACGACGCGGCTATGGCGATGACGTCCGGCGAGGCACGGCGCGCGCCATGCGGTAGGCCCTCGTGGTCCCAACCGTCCGAGCACTTGGCGCACCCAGGGCAGAGCACAGCGGGGCCGGCGAGGTCGATGCAACCGACCCACCCGGACATGGGGCTCTTGCCGGAGCCCTTCCCAAACGACAGCAGGGCGAACGTGAAGCGCCGGCCGCCATCATCCTCCAGCTCAGCCAACTTCCAGAACAACAGCCGTTGCCAGGCCGGGAGCTTTGGGGCCTGGCCGTACATGTCGCCCTCGCCCATGCGGCAGACACGCGCGATCCATCGCGTCCAGCGCCACCCGAGCGTGCGCGTGGGATCGGGTATCGGGCCGTTGAACTTCGTCAGCGCGGCGAGGAACCTCGGGTCAACCTCGGCCAGCAGGCGCGCCCGTTCGGCGCGGAGCTCGGCCAGGGTGGGGGGTGGCGCGGGCATGGCTAGTCGTCCATCAGGGCGCCGATAGCGTCCGGGTCCTGGCCGGCCAGGGCGACGCCCAGCGCGAGGCGCGCCTTGGGGCTGACCCCGATGGTCTGCTCCACCTGGCGAATCTCAGTCGCGAGCTTGACCTGTGTCGCGATCGTCGCGTGCCAGGCTGCCAGCGCGGCCGCGATCTCAGCAATGAGTCGCTTGGTCTCCTCGGTCGGGTCGTCATCCTCCATCAGGAACGCCAGCCGGTCCGGGTCGGCCACCGCGATTTGGCGCGCTACTCGATCACTGAGCTTGTACAGGTAGAACAGGCGTGAGACGACCGGGAGGTCACTGACCGGGTCGAGTAGCCGCGCGACCGGGCTGGACCACAAGCCGTCCCACGTACGGCGCAGGCCCGCCGAGAGGCCCATGGGCGGACGAGGAATGACCGGCGCGGCCGTGAGTGGGGCCAGCTCGTCCGGCGCGGCGTGATGGCCGGTACGGTCCTCGATGGCCTTACGGGGTGTGGGCATCGTGCGTGCCTTCCTCGGCTAGATCCTGCAGTACATTGCCGAGCGCACAGATGCGGCCGCCGCGCTCGGTCGTCGAGCGATCAAGCGGACGGGGCTCGGCCATTGCCTCACGCAGTGCTCGGGCCACGATCGTCATAGCGCGCGTGTAGCCCCTCAACTCAGCCGCTTCGATCAGATCAGGCGTTGGTGATGACTGAACGTCAAGAACGAGGTCCGGTCGACACGTGGCGCACGCGGGCCGACCGCTTGCCAGCGCTGCCGAGGCTCGTTGCGCATTGACCAGATGTCCGGCGCCGCACCCACGGCAACGCTCCGCGTTGTGATCGTGCTGAAACGAGGATGAACCATCAAGCCCATCGTGGGGGCACCCGCGCACGTGCACATTAGAGGGCCGAATCGAATACTCATCCACGGCGAATACCCCTCACTACCGGCCGAGTCTGCGGAATAGAAATCGATGTGCGCCGATTTAGGCCGAGGGGACAAAAGGGGCGCCAGGGTGTGATCCGGGCGTGCGCGAGATCTC